CTATGAAGTCCACTACTCTCTATACCAATAATCTGATCTCCTTCCTTAATAATACTACCATTAACAATCTCACTCTCTTCAACTATACCTGTACAAAATCCAGCAAGATCATATTCACTCTGTCTATAATGTTCAGCAGTCTCTCCACCAATAAGTTCTACTTCTGCTATCTCACATCCCTTAATAACACCTTCCATTATCTGTTCAACATTATCATCCAACTTCTTAGTGGAAATATAATCTAAAAAGTATAATGGTTTAGCACCACAAGCAACTACATCATTAACGCACATAGCAACAAGATCAATTCCTATGGTTGTATAATCATTAGCAACTCTACATATATTAATTTTAGTTCCTACCCCATCAGCACCAGATACTAAAATAGGTTCCTCATATCCACGAGGAACCTTAAACATACCACCAAAACCACCAATGGTTGGTGCCTTTTCTTTTAGTCTTTCAACAAAAGCATCACCTGCTTCAATATCAACACCAGACGATTTATAATCCATATCAAATAATATTAAAAATGAGGTTTCTTCGCCCCTGGTATAGAAACCTCAAAAGATTAATCCAGAGCAGTCTAGGTAGCGATGCCTTGACTATTATACTATAACATAAAAATTAGATTATAACCAGTCTTTACGGGCATGATGCTCAGGAACAATTTTACCTACCGTAACAGTAAGTAATCCATCTTCAAAATCAACCTTCTGTACCTCTGTATCATCAGTGATACCCCATGTTCTTTTGAATGACCTTTGAGCAAGTCCTTTAAAGACTAATTGATCCTCATCATCTTTCTTCTCTTTGTTCCCTTCAACAACTAGTTTACCGAACTCAGTGTAAACCTTAACTTCTTTCTTTTTGAATCCAGCAAGAGCAACCTCAAGTCTGGTTTCTACATTGTTTACCTGAACTATGTTGTATGGGGGATAGTTCTCTGTTCTTGTTTCATTGAAAAAACGATCCAAGTAATCGTCCATTCCAAATCCATTGCGCCTTATGCTTTCCATTAATTCTGGAAGATTGGCAGCATGATACCTTGCTAGATTAGTCATCTTAGTAGCTCCTTGTTAAAGCGAGTTTGTGTTTTGTAGTCCCTTACGGCGACCACTATTATTTACCACTTCTCGACAACAAGTTCAATAGTATTATCCACATCTTTCTGTTCGGTTACTACTTCAAACCCTTTCTCTTGTGCGGTTTCTACTACAATATGTTTTGCATATGCTTGAGTTACCTTCTGTAAAAACCTTTCTATAGGGAATGGTTCTTTCCATGTATCAAGTTCTGCAACCAACTCCAATGTTCCATCTTGAGACCTTTTAAATCCCACATCATTAGTAATAGCAACTTCAACATTCCATTGCTTATGATCATGGTCATCAGGATTATCTAATAGCACATTCTCTTGTACTTCATATCCAAGAGTATTCAATGCTTTTATAAGGAAATCTTTCTTTTTAATTTTCGTTTTGACGCATGTGAAGTGTGACATCTTTCTTTACTGTCTGATAGTATTCAGGTTTAAATGAACGTGTTTCAACCTTACCAAGGTTATCTTCTAACTCCTTAGTAATATTTACACAAGTATTATTTGTTACACCCTGAACTTCCTCAGTAACGTTTCCATCCTGATCAATTCTAAAGACAATCCTTTGCACTATTCAGTTTCTTGAGGTTTAGTCTTCTTACCTATATTATATTTCTGCTCCAAAATCCAATCCCCTTTATCCTTATATGCAAGAACCTTTATCTGATTAAGAGGTGCGATATCAGCAATATCACTTTCCTTTACTATTGAAATAAGTCCCCAATCAGCAAGTAACCTAGCAATCCTATTACGTCGCTGTACGTCATTACTTGTGAGATTAGCATGTTTACCGTCTAGTGCAAATAGTTCTTTAAAATGCACAATGAAGTATCTACCCTGCTTGTGCAGTATGTGGCATGATTGATATAACTTTTTCTCTTTCCTAGATGCTACTCCAATTCTTGTTAAAGTCTCACGGACTTTAAGGAAATCATCTGGTTCATTGAGCATGACCTCTACCATGCTATCCTGTGACCACTCTACAATAGGCTCAGCGGCTGTTGTAGTCATTTTGTCCCTCCAGTATCAAGTCGTTGTTTAATGAAATTAATTTGTTCAGGGGTTAATATCTTCAAAGCATTCAATGCTTTTTCGTTGCTATAACCATAGTATTGTTTAATGATTTCAAGGTCTGTGACTTTATCCTTACGGAGCCAGGGACTAAATCTCTTCTTTTTCCTCAAAGTATTTAGATAAAAAGAATATTGCATGTCTTTATCAAGGAAAGAATATTTATTCATCTCATTCGCAAACAACACACAATCAAGGTGGCCAGACAAACAACGATTAATAATATATGGAGCATACTGTTTAATAGTATCAGGATCTTCCTCTATCAAATTCTCCTTTGTAAAATTGACAGAGTTCAACCAATCTTTAAGTTCAGTCATTTTGGTAATTTACGATTGAAGTTCCAGTAACTAAATGATTGCCAAGTATAGTATATCCCACATAAGAACTTTTGCACAAAGTATTCTAAAAAAAGTATTGAAATAATAAAATACTTTTCAACCATACTTCCTCTCTTTCCATTCAGCATACATTTGTCCGAACACCATACCCTCATGGGATTTAAGTTCAGCACCATCAAGAATCTCTATCTGTCTCTTAGTTAAAAGACGAGACTCTTTCTTCATAATCTCTTTATATTCCTGGGGGAACTTTGCGTAATCTTCTGGGGTCATCGTATTATTTGAATGTTGGTGTCTTCAGTCCAGAGTTCGACTTTATCTCTGAAACGGTCTTCTTGCTTTAATTTATCATATCTCTTACCTGCCTTCTTCTTCCACCACTTAATTATATTCTCAAGATAGAACTTATCCCAGTTCTGTCCTCTAACCAACTTAGTCTCTTTACCAAGAAGAACCTCTCTTATATTAGCATATCCATAATCAGATGTATAGAACCTCTTTCTTTGAGTAAGACCAAATGCTTGTTTGATAACACTATTAAACTCTGCTAACTTCTCTTGATCTTTTAAACTCTTCCTAATAATAGAGATCATCTTGGTCTGTCGTTTCATCTTCTTAGAGGATGCTCTATTGTCCGTGAGTGGGGTGTTATTGTTCAATAGGGTAAATCTATTATGAAGACGATGGAATGCCTCTTCATGAAGCAGAGGAAGGAACTTACTATCAGTTAAACCTTTGAACCTTATGAATGGTTTAAGACCATCATACTGTGATGCAGCAGTCGTAGAACCATATAAAGATGTAGTTTCAAATAATGCAATATCCTTTTCAAATACTCTACTAACTTCTTCTCTTGCAAAATGAGATATACAAAGTAATGCAAGAAGTTTACCACCCAGATAATTATATCCAAAAGGTTGAGATGGAACAATAGCAAACCCCATACATGTATGACGATTTAAAAGAGGAAGATTTGCTGATTCACCTAACCACTGATTCCTTGGTCTAGAATTAATTACTGGAGAACCAAAACGAATGAATCCTATTATCTTCTGACTTCTTTTCTCATATACCATCCAACGCAATTCTCTACCTGGTATATTATGCTCAATAATATGAGAAGATGTTGCAGTTAACATCTCATGATAATATCCTTGAGGAACTGATTCCGGAAATCTATCTCCAACAAACTTAACTTCAAACTCCATCTCTTCTGGATGAATGTCCTCATTAAAGAACTCATCCTTCAAAGAAAATAATGCACTACCCTTTTTCTTAACTGCTGCTTCTTTAGTGAAGCGAACATAATCTTCGATAGTCTTAAAATCTTTAAAGTAATTAATAAATTCATTAGCAGCCCATTGGGCATCTAATTCAGAGATTTGCATTATGAAGGTAGACGAATGTTCTTTGCTAATCCAAGTCTTTCTAATGTTAGTATAATATACCAAGTCAAGTCAAATTGTCCTTGAAGACCATGCTTTGCTGAACTTGGATGTGCGTGATGATTATTATGCCACCCTTCTCCAAAAGCAACTAATCCAAGTATAGGATTGTTACGAGAATTATCTTTACTATCAAGTGGTTGTGTTCCCCATGTATGAGCAACAGAATTAATACACCAAGTCAAATGATATACTGCTACCAAACGTAAGGGTATTCCCCATAACACAAATGCCCATCCACCTAGTGAATAGAGCAGTAATCCTAATGGGAGTTGTAACCACAAGTAATGAAGATGCAACCACCTATAATAGGGATCTCTTTTTAAGTCTGCAGCAAGTTTAGATTTATCGCTAAGTGCAGGAACTTCATACATCATCCACCCAAAATGAGCCCACCAGAATCCTTTATGAATATCATGTGGATCCAAGTCTGTATCAGAATACTTATGATGTTCACGATGTATTGTTACCCATTCAATAGGTCCATACTCTGCACTTAATGCACCACAAGTAGCAAAGAATCTCTCCAACCATCTTGGTGTCTTAAATGATCTATGTGATAATAATCTGTGATACCCCAGAGTAACTCCAACACACCCAGTCAATACAGAAAGAAAAAAGAATACTACAATTGCACCCCAACTCCAATACTGTGGTTGTAATGCTACGATAGCAAGATAGTGCATTGCTAACATGAATATTATTGTAGGCCATTCTAGTTTCATCTTATTACCATTGGGTGTTGTTTCTCAAGATAATGTTGAAGTTCTCGTTTATCCAACTCATGTTTAAATTCATGATACATAAGATCCTTTTCTACTTCTAATTCAATACCACTTAAAAGTCTCTGTAGACCTCTTGCCATCAAACGATATCCAGTTCCAACATATACCTGTCCTGCAACAACTGCAACAGTAGCAGTTCCCCAGAAGAGATAATACCAACTGGATTTAACTTGATGTCTTTTCTTTTTGTCAGTCATTTGGTTCATACTCCGAAGGTGCTGTGTCTTCCCAGGTGGGAGGTTTCTTTTCCCAAGGTTTAGAGTGTGATAGATCTAACCATCTAGGAAGATGTTCTTTAATCCATTTAATCATTCTGGTTCACACTCCAATAATTCATAACTCCAATCTTCAATTACAGTATTAGCAAATAACATATCACTAGCCTTTGCTAATTCCCTTTTAGCATGTTCCATATTAGGTGCTTCAAATTCTATGTCAATACATTTACCCAGTCGCAACCTAGTACAATTTCTAATGTCAGCAACCCTAGCAACATTAGCCCTTACAGCATTACCCGCA